AGAATTTGATGTACCGTCAATGAAAGGATGCTGGGTATGAATCAGGAAGGATTATTATTCCCAAAAGGAACCATTAGAAAAAAACGAAAGAAGCACCACAAAAGTATCATAGACAGAGATGCAAAAGGTCAGTGTTTCATCTGCGGAAAAACAGGCTATACGGAACGCCATCACATCTATGGCAGTGCAAACCGCAAATACTCCGAGCAATATGGCTTAACCGTATATCTTTGCCCGGAATGCCACAGGACTTCAGAGATTGCCGTACATAGAAACAAGGAAGTTCGAACCACCTTGCAGCGGATCGGCCAAAGAACATTCGAAAAGAAGTGCGGCAGCAGGGAAGACTTTGTAAAACTATTTGGTAAAAACTATCTGGAGGATGAAAATGAGCACAAGAGCAGAAACATGTAAACATAGTACAGGATACATCGGAGCTGTAGCAGTATACACCCGTCCCACCTGTCCGAACATGCACATCATCAAAGGCAAATATGTTACGGCCAGAATGAACTGCAAGGAATGCAGATTCTATGAGGAGAGGAAATGAATTTATGTGAAATCACAGACATAAAGACAGGAAAGACTATAGAACCGGCGGTTACGCTGAAACAGGCAGCAGAAAAACTAAAATGTTCCAGAAGTGCAGTATCAGGAGCTTATTATGGGAATTATGCAATTGGGCATAGATATGCAATAGAAGCGGTAGATACAGCCATTGCAAAACAGGATTCAATATGGACCGAATGGGAAATGCGAAGAAACTGGTTTTTAAAATTATGTGGGAGGACATAAGAATGACAGGAAAGAACAAAGAAGGCTATCCGGATCCGACAGCCAGCAAAGCAATCCGGGCAGCAGATCATATGCCAGAGCATACATATAGAGATTATTGCATACTCAGAGCAATGGCATACCGCATGGGATTAAAGATAACCAGGATAAAAGATTTAGAATCTGGAAAGGAATGGAGCCGATAAAAAAGAAGGAGGCCGGGAACTATCAAAAGCTCCCGGCTAAAAGTATGAAAAAGAAAAAGTTTTATTTGCAATTACTCTTTGCTCTGTACAGGTAATAATATACCCAGAAAATGTGAGCAATATGTGATACAGATTTGAAGAATTTGTGAAAGGGGAGCGATACCGATGGACAAGAATATCCTGGAACAGTACATAGAATTAAAAGGGGAAATACAGGATCTGCAAGACAGGATAGACAAAGATGAACGCAGACTTGTGAAAATAGAAAAAGAAGGCGTAGTGTCTGATACAGTAAAAGGAACCAGAAGTAATGGAACTTTTGGCTCAATCAAAATCACCGGCTATCCGTTTCCTGAATGTGATCGGGTAAAAGGCATGATAAAGAAAAGAGTAGCAAAACTGCATATTTTAGAGGATGATCTTTTAAATGCAATAAATGAAGTAGATGATTTTATTGAGAAGATTCCCGAAAGTGATCTTAGAATGATGTTTCGTTTTAAATATTTAGATGATATGACCTGGGCAGCAGTTGCCATAAATATGAATTACCGCTTTCCGAAGAAAAGAATTAAATATACGGAAGATAGCTGCCGAAAACGCCATAACAGATATTTGGAAAAAAATTGTAAATATTAAAAATGTCCGGTCATGTCCACTTTCTCTATGGTACTATGTAAACTGAACTCAGTGGAAGATCATACAGAGTTCTCCTTCCATTAGATGACTGCCAGTACCCACCTGGCAGATCACCAGAACATCTCACCGAGAGGGAGTGAGCGTGAGCCATTGAGCTGCAGGTTCGAATCCTGATGTTCTGCTTTTCCTATGGAGAAATTCAAACCACATACATTTTTTTAAAACGTCCTGTAGAAATATGGGACGTTTTATTGTTGCGCTTGCCTTATACATAATCGAAAATACGAAAAAATATTTCCAAATGCGGGTTGACAAATTAACCTTTATAGGTTAATATTAAAATGCGATATAGGAAAGGGCGAAGGTGAAGCACTATGATTAATAATTTTGGTAAGTTCTGCAGGAAACTCAGGATAGATAAAAGCGAACTCCTGTATGATATGGCAAAAACATTGGGAGTTTCATCTGCATTTTTATCCAAGGTCGAAAACGGAAAGAAAAAACCGCCGAGAGAGTGGAGAGAAATCCTCATAAGTAACTATGATTTAGATAGAAATCAGATTCGTGAATTGGATCGTTGCATGTATGAGGCGCAAAATTATGATAGCATAGACATAAGTGGAATGAATGATAATGACCGAATGATGATGCTTTCATTTGCGAGAAAATTTAACAATATTGACAAGAATAAGCTGAGAAGCTTTTTAGAAAGTGAGGCTGATGATGAATGAATGTTGCTGCTGACCCAATGTCAAGAGCAAGTATTAGAAAACTGACAAAAAAACTCCGTGAACTTGCCGGATGTGATAAACGCGAATTTTTTCCAATTGTTCGTTTTATAGAATGGATTTTAGCAAATCCAGACAATGGAATAGATTTGGAAATCGTAGATCCGGACGAAATGCAAGATACTTATGGTACAACTAATACTGGAAGTAATATAATGCGTATCAGAAGTGATGTATATGATGGTGCTGTTAAAGGAGATCCAAGACATAGATTTACTTTATGCCATGAGGTAGGACACTATTTTTTACATCAACCAGATTCCGTATCGTTTGCACGTGGAAAAATACCAAGATATAGAGACCCGGAATGGCAGGCGAATACATTTGCAGCGGAGTTAATGGCACCGTATGATCTTGTCAAAAACATGAGTGTTGACGAAATTATGGAGAAATGCGGAATGTCAAAACAGGCAGCAACAATTCAATTTAATGAATATCACAGATGATGTATTGAGCCGAAAGGTTTATACATACAAAAAACCAAGCACCCATTCTTGGAGATGCTTGGCTCTTGCGAAATCTGTATACACAGTTGTTCAACTGGTTACAATTCTCTCTCGACAATTGAATTGTAACACTGCGTATATCCTTTTGCAAGAGTTAATTGCGAAAGGAGAGTGATTTTATGTACATTTTCCGCGCGTGGATTACACGCAAAGATGGTACTCGGGATTACGCCAAGGATCATGGAAAGCGTGCTTTTCGTATCTGGATTGGTCCAGGTCCTGAACCAGAAAAAGAGAAAAATCGATAATTAAATCATTCGAGAAGCATATTTAGCCAGTTGGATATGTTTCTACTTTAAAAACTTTGAAAAAAGGAGTAGAAACATTATGGCAAAGACCAAATCAAGTGTCAGAGGAATTCAGAATAAAAAAATTGTGGTTGTAAAACCATATAAACGAAGTGATGGAGTGAAAGTGAACGGACATAGACGCTCAACTCCAAATTAAATATAATGAGCAAAAGGCATTCTACGTAAAAAATAGAGTGCCTTTTTAGTGCATGCAATTATATTAGGATATTTCTAGCGATATCCAGTAGACTTAATTTAAAAAATATAATATAATAATAGTAAATATATTATTTTAGGAGAAAGATTATGTCAGAGGATGCAAAAACACTTATTTTTAATATTTATGGAGAATTAAAAGAAGGAAATGATCCTGAAAAGATAAGACCGGGAGAAATAGGAATGACAGAAAAACGTTTGATTTCTGCTGGTAGAGAACTCAGAGCAATAGGTTGGTTGCCACATTTTACTGTCACAAAAGATAACAATTCGGGAGTGCAAATATGGTTCATTGGAGAAATAAGTTCGGAAGCAATGGAACAGTTAGATGAGTGGGCAAAAGAATAAAGTTGAAGCAGTCCTTCGGGGCTGCTTTTTCTATACTCAAAAACGAAACGAATGAGAGGCGGTGAGTCTGAGTGACAAAAAAGCAGAAAATATTTGCAGATGAATACCTAATAGACTTAAATGCCACAAGGGCTTACCGGGTAGCATATCCATCTGTAAAGAAAGACGAAACAGCAGCGGCAGCAGCAACCAGAATGTTAAGAAATGTTAAGGTTTCAGCTTATATTCAAGAAAGGATGCAAGAACGCCAGAAACGGACAGAAATCACTCAGGACAGGGTACTGAAAGAACTGGCTGCCATAGCTTTTGCTAAAGCTACAGACTATGCAGAAGTTAAAGACGGGCAGGTAAACATAAAAGACACAGCAAACCTGGATGAGCAGCAGATCAGAGCTATTGCCGGGATAAAAGAGGGCAAATTCGGTATTGAAGTGAAATTAAATAATAAAGAGCAGGCATTGGAACTTCTTGGAAGACACCTTGGAATGTTTAAGGATAAACTGGAAGTATCCGGCTTGGATGAAGAGAAAAAGAAACTGGGAGACATCCTGGAGCAGCTCCGAGGGGGTGGTTAACCTTCATGAGTTCTCAGAGATTAGTATTATCAGATAAATACAAAGCATTTCTACATTGCAGTGCCCCGGTAGAATTTCTTGAAGGAACCTGACTACGGCAGCAGGGAAAACAACAGTAGGACTTTTTAAATTCATGTGTAAGGTTGCCGAATCTCCAAAGAAACTGCATATTCTTGCAGCGGATGATACAGGAACAGCAGAAAAGAATATCATTAATAAAGATTTAGGGATTTTGGATGATTTTGGAATTTTGGTAGAGTACAACGGATCTGGAACAAAAGATGATAAAATTCCCCATTTATTGTTTCATGCCCCGCAAGGCGATAAGACAATATACGTTCTTGGCTATGGCAACAAAAAGAAATGGAAGAAAGCTTTAGGCGGACAGTATGGCTGCCTATATATCGATGAAGTTAATACAGCAGACATCGACTTTGTCCGGGAGGCATCCATGCGTTGCGATTATCTTATGGCAACCCTCAACCCAGATGATCCAACTCTGGATGTATACAAAGAATATATCAATTGCAGCAGACCTTTGCCGGAATGGGCAGACAGCACACCGCAGGAAATAAAAGATGAACTAAGAGAAGAACCAAAACCCGGCTGGGTCCATTGGTTCTTTTCTTTTGACGATAATGCCGGACTTCCGGAAGAAAAGAAGCAGCAGATTATCCAGAATACGCCGAAAGGAACAAAGATCTGGAAAAACAAGATTCAGGGTTTGCGAGGAAAAGCAACAGGATTGATATTCCCGAACTTCAGCAGGAAACAGCATGTCGTTTCAGAGAAATGGATAAAAGCCCAGATGGTAGCAGGAAAGCTGAAATTTAAAAAATTCACCTGTGGCCTGGATACCTCGTACTCTTCAAAGTCTCCGGATACAATCGCAATGATATTCCAGGGAATCACAGAGGACAGGAGATTGATCACACTGGCTGAAAAAGTGTACAGCAATAAGAATCTGGATCAGCCACTTGCTCCTTCCGATACAGCTGTAAAATTCATAGAGTTTTTGGAGAAATGCCGAAAGGATTGGGGATTTGCAAAAGATACCTTTGTTGATTGTGCAGATGCTGCTACGATCACAGAATTGAGAAAGTACAAACGTCTTCATGGCTGTATGTACAACTTTGTAGAATCTTACAAAAGAGTAGAGATTCTGGATAGAATCAAGCTTCAACTTGGATGGATCCAACAGGATTGCTATCTGGTTGTAGATACATGCACCAATCACATAGCTGAATTGGAGAAATATTCCTGGGATGAGGAAAAAGATATCCCGGAAGACCGAAACGACCATACGATCAACTCCCAGCAGTATGGCTGGATCCCATATCGGAATATGATTGGTTTCGAAACGGAGGAAACGAAAAGGTGAAATGGATGGATAAATTAAACGAGAATATAAAGAAGACAGTTCGGAGCTGGCTGAATGTGCTCCCGGCTAATCCATATAATTTCCAGATTAATGAGATACTGGATTTCGAGGGACATGCGATCCGCAACCGAATCTGGTACAGAGGAGACGGAAATGAACTGGAACAGTTCTATCAGCAGAATCAGGAATATGCAGACAGACATAAGTTCTGGGCAAGCAGATGCACTCCTGGAATGGATATGAGAAAGATACATACAGGTCTGCCGGGATTAATCGTACGCACGCTTTCTTCAGCGGTCCTTCCTGATATGGAAGACTTTGAGTTTGAGTCACCGGCTCAGGAACAGCTATGGAAAGATATGGAAAAAGAAAACCGGTTTCGGAAAAAGATAGAAAGCGCTTTGAAAGAAACATTATATATTGGCGATGGAGCCTTTAAAGCAGTCATTGACACAGAACTCAGTGATTACCCGATTATAGAATGGTATCCGGGAGACAAGGTGGAATTTGTTTATCAGAGAGACAGGATCCGCGAAATAGTATTTAAAACTCCGTATCATAAGAAAAGCAGGACATATGTCCTGAATGAAAGATACGGATATGGATACATCATAAATGAATTATATCAGGGAAATAAACTTGTGGACATCAAAACGATTAAGGCCACAGAGAATCTTAAAGACGTTACATTTGATGATTCGGTAATCCTTGCAGAGCCATTTATGATCTACGAATCTGCGAAGTATGAGGGCAGAGGCGGAAGTATTTTTGACGGAAAACTTGATAATTTTGATTCTCTGGATGAAACATGGAGTCAGTGGATGGATGCACTAAGGTCAGGAAGAGCAAAAACTTATGTGCCAGAATGCCTGATACCTCATAATCCGGAAACAGGCGAGCTTGTCAGACCTAATCCTTTCGATAACCGTTATTTTTCTGCAGACGGAGATATGAGAGAAGGACAGCGCAATCAGATTATCACAGAACAGCCTGTTATCCCGCATGAAAGCTATCTGGCATCTTATGTAACTGCGCTGGACCTGTGTCTGCATGGAGTGATCAGCCCGTCAACACTGGGGATTGATACTAAGAAACTGGATAATGCTGAAGCTCAGAGAGAAAAAGAAAAGACAACACTTTACACCAGAAATTCCATCGTAGAAGCAATGCAGGAAACACTTCCGGCCGTGGTAGGGATGTGTATCAATGCAAATAACATTCTTCATGGACAGCAGGTAGAAGAGGTAAATGTAAATATTCCATTTGGAGAATACGCCAACCCTTCTTTTGAGAGCCAGGTGGAAACTGTGACGAAAGCAAAACAGGGTGGAATCATGAGCATTGAACGTTGCGTAGAGGAACTTTATGGCGATAGTCTGGATGAACATTGCAAAGAAGAAGAGATAGCCCGTCTGAAAGCAGAACAGGGCATACAGGATCTGGAAGAACCATCCATCAACATGAAACTTGGTGATTTTGAAGTAGATACAGGAGGTGGATCAGGTGAAGGTTAAAGTAAACAACCGAATATACCGGATGAATAGAGAAGAATACCAGGGACTTCTTAAAATCGCCAAAGAACAGGTCGCACAGGGAATATATGCTATCGAAAGAGAAGATTATGCGGAACTTCGATGTGATCATTGCGACAGCATTACAAAGTTGAAGAAGTTGACACGACAGTTTAAGGCTCAAGGATTCAAGGTATTGTCTAATGGCAAGGATAAATGATGAATACGATATCGGAGCTGCCTTTGAAGCTATAGAGAATGAACTCATAGCATCCATGATCCGCAATATGGAATCTCATAAGCAAGAAGAAATTGGCGAAGACAAACAATGGTCCATGTGGCAGACAGAAATGTTGAAATCCCTGGAAGAATATAAACATAATAATCAAAAGAAATATGGCAAACAGTTTAAGGATATCAATGCAAAGATAGCGGAGCTGATTCGGACTGCAAGAACAGAAGGAAATATGCAGCAGGAGATCACTATTTTGAATGCCATAAAAAAAGGCTTTCCGGCAAATAAAATAAGCAAGGGAGGTACTGCAGAATTTTTTAAACTGAATGATCGGAAGCTGGAAGCTCTGATCAAAGCCACAACAGATGATATGAAGAAAGCAGAAACTGCAGTGCTTCGTATGGCTAATGATCAATATCGGAGAATTATTTATAATGCTCAGGTATATGCCAATACCGGTGCAGGAACCTATGAAAAAGCTGTGGATATGGCAACTAAGGATTTCCTCAAAGCAGGTCTAAACTGCGTGGAATACGCCAATGGTGCCAGACATACCCTTGCAGACTATGCAGATATGGCAATCCGAACAGCAACGAAAAGAGCGTACCTGCAGGGGGAAGGAGAGAAACGCCGGGAATGGGGCGTGTACACAGTGATTATCAATAAACGCGGCAGTGGCTGCCCTTGCTCTTTGTGTGTCCCATTCGTGGGAAAAGTCATGATTGATGATGTATGGAGCGGAGGTCCGAAAGACGGAGTATCTCCCGTTACAGGAATTAAGTATCCGCTGATAAGTGCTGCCATAGCAGCTGGACTTTACCATCCCCGATGCCGTGACAGCCATACAACCTACATTGAAGGAGTCAATACTCCACCCGATGGGAAATATACCAGAGAAGAGCTCAACAACCTTGCAGAGAAAAACGCTAGGCGGGAACGTCAGCAATATGCCGAACGCCAGGAAAAGAAATATAATAGGCTGTCACAATTCTCTCTGGATCCGGAGAACCAACAGGTGTATGGACAAAAACAAAAAGAGTGGCAACATGTAAGAATGAAGACTGGTAATATGGACAGCCAGGAATATGCAGAATCAAAAAGACCACTTGTGGATTTCCACGCAGTTCCGCAGAGTCAGATTGTCAGCCTTCTTCGTACAGAATCACAGGATTGGATTGATCGTTTATCAGAAAAAGAAAAACATGCGATTGAAAAATACACGTTCAATTCTGGCGATCAAAAGCCGGATCGATTCTTTGAACGGCTTAATGCTATGCTTCGTGGAGATATAGCAGAAGATAAAAAAATTAGAGAGTATGCAGAAACAATATCAGGTGCATTGAAAAAGAGTAAGATTCAGCATGATGTTATTACATATAGAAATCTGGACATACCACTTTATGATGAATTTGAAGTAAATGATCTGGTCACGGAAGGACAGTTTATCAGTACTTCGGTGACTCAAGGAGCTGCGTTGAACAAATCATATAAAATTTTGATATATGTACCAAAAGGCAGCAAAGGAGCATATATTGAAAGGATAAGCAGATATCCTAAGCAAAGAGAGTTATTGCTTGACAAGGACACTATATTCAGAGTAGTATCAAAGAAAGAAAAAGAAATAGAATTGCAGGTGATCGTATGAAGATGAAATCAAAGGAAAAGAAAGCCTATAAAGACTTTCAGGACAGAGTGGCAATGCCGGGTAAACCAAGAAAGCTTACAGAAGAAGAAATTAAGAAATTGAAAAAAGAAGGACGTATTTAGTACCACCAGTCAGAAATGGCCGGTGGTATTTTTATACTCTTTTTTAAAATTGCGCCGGCGCAACAGAGGGAGGTGAGAACATGAAAATCGAAGTGATCCATAATTTCTACGATAAAGAAAACAATCTGAAGCTTCGAAAGGTCGGAGACAAATATTCAGTATCAAAAGAAAGAGGGAAATATCTTATAGCGTTAAAAGTAGCTAAAGAGATCCCAGAACAGAAAGGCGGTGATTCAGAATCTCCCACTGAGGCGTAGGGTGAAACGCCTTATTTTTATGCCCGAAGGCTTAAAACTACGCGGAGACACCGGGTTAACAACTGTTCATGTGAGACACACGTAAAACTGTATTCGTGCAGACAGCACATAAAAAACTGTAAAGGAGCATGTAAAAATGTATAAGAGATTCAGATGCAAATTATCAATGAACCTGCAGACATTTGCAGAAGGCGGAACTGGTGACGGTGGAGGAGGTTCAGGAGCAGAAGGCGGAACACCACCAACAGGAACACAGCAGACACCACAGTTTGATTATGATAAACTGGCCAGTCTGATCGCGGGAAAGCAGAGCGTAACAGAGGAATCTGTTTTAAAAGGCTATTTTAAACAGCAGGGGCTTTCAAAGGAACAGATGGATCAGGCAATTGCATCATTCAAACAGCAGCAGGCGGCAAATACTCCTGATGTAGCAGGACTGCAGAGTCAGATTACAGAGACTCAGAACCAGTTGACAGCAGCACAGGCAGCAGCGCAGGCCGCAAAGGTTGAAAACGCAGCTACAATGATGGCAGTATCCCTGGGGCTTGATGCAAAGACAATTCCATACGTCTTGAAAATGGCTGATCTTAGTCAGACAGCAGGACAGGATGGGAAGATTAACGAAGAAGCACTGAAAACAGCACTTAATACGGTATTGGAAGCTGTTCCGGCTTTGAAACCACAGGCTGACGGAAAGACCGGTTTTACTCAGGTAGGAACTGGCGGTAATCCGGCACAGCATTCTCAGACAACTACAAACCAAACAGCAGTGCCAACAAAACGTTGGAATCGCTGGAACTAAAAAGAAAGAAGGTATAAACTATGGCATTAAATTATGCAGAACAGTGGAGCCCGGAGCTCCTTGAAATCCTGATGCAGGGAACCCTGACATCTCCATTTGTAACTAGCAATGTTAGATGGCTTGATGCCAAAACATTTCATTTTACTCAGATGAGCACATCCGGATACAAGAACCACAGCAGAAAAGGCGGCTGGAATGTTGGTTCTTACGAACAGAAAGACGTACCATACACACTGACACACGACCGTGATGTTGAATTTATGGTAGATAAAGCAGATGTTGATGAGACAAATGCTACAGCTTCTATTCAGAACATTTCCCGCGTGTTTGAACAGACATGGGTAGTTCCGGAAACAGATGCGCTGTTCTTTTCCAAGGTAGCTCAGGCAGCTCAGAAGACAGAAGACTATCATGGATCCACAGCAACATCTGCATACACAAAGGCAAAAGTATTCGGTATGCTCAAAGATATCCTTGCAAAAGGGAAACTCAGAAGATACAAAGCAAATGGTTCTCTGCTTATGTATGTTCGCAGTGAGATTATGGACGCTCTGGAGCAGTCTACAGAATTCACCAGAAAGATTGAAATGACCCAGATTGCAGAAGGTGGTCTTGGCATTGAGACCAGAGTAACTGAGATCGATGGTGTGCCGATCATGGAAGTTATTGACGATGAGCGTTTCTATGATGCATTCAACTGGGAGCCGGAAGGCGGCGGATTTGAGCCACTCAAAAAAGCATCCGGAGTGACAGGAGCACACAAGATCAACGTGCTGGTTGCCTGCGGTCAGACCTGCAAAACCGTACCAAAGATTAACAGTATTTATTACTTTGAGCCGGGCGGACACACCAAGGGAGACGGATACCTGTATCAGAACAGGTCATTTTCTGATGTATTTGTGTTCCCGAATGGACGTGATGGCAATATCGACAGTATTTATGTTGACGTAGACACAACAGAGGTTGGTGCCTGATCGGAGGGCGTCATATGAGATATAAATCGTATGCAACAGAAAGCTATTACCTGGATACCTATGAAGGAATTCTGATACCTGAAGATGAAATAGAAAAAGCATTAAAGCAGGCAAGCAGACATGTAGATTCCCTGACCTACAACAGGATTGTAGGCCGGGGATTTTTAAATCTTACGGAATTTCAACAGGAAATTATCCGGGAAGTTATATGCAGACAGGCAGAATTTGAGTATGAGAACGCAGACGAAATAAGCAGTGTCCTGTCCTCTTACAGTATTAACGGCGTATCTGCCCAGTTTGGCAGTTCATGGAATGTATTTACAGGCAAAGGTATCGCAATGAAGAGAGACGACTATACACTTCTCTGTCAAACCGGCCTTTGCTGCCAATTAGCGAGGTGATTATATGAAATATCCATGTCTGGTACCCAGACGGTTATGTAAAACAGATATCAGCCTGTCGCTTGACAGAGAAGGTTTAAATGAGTACGGAGAACCGCTGGAACCTATACAGTATTCAGGAAAATGTAATTATCAGGATAAAGCCCGGACAGTGTTGACTGCTGAAAAGAAACTGATTCAGATCACAGGGACAGCCTTGTTTTGCGGGGACATATGCCCGGAACTTCCAGTCATATCCGGCGGTGAGGCTGTCATATTTGGTGTAAAAAGGCAGATCGAACAGGGAACAAAGGCACGAAATTCTGACGGTTCAGTAAATTATACGGAGGTTCAGCTAATATGATCCGGGTAAATTCAACAGCGAGATTGAATCTTCCCAAAATCCGAGAACTCTCAGAGATGCAGGTGAAAGCTCTGGAACAGACGGTAGAAGCGCTTCACACAGAAGTGGTACAGGCTCAGGTTTTCCCGAGAGATACCGGAAACCTGCAGAATGAAAGCACGTTCGTGGATACTTCCAAAAGCAAACAGGGGAAAGTATCCATAGTATCATCAACTCCATATGCCAGAAGGCTGTATTTTCATCCGGAATATCATTTCCATACAGATGAAAACCCGAACGCAAAAGGAAAATGGTATGAAGACTGGCTTCCAGGAGGAAGAGAGGCAGATTACTGTACAAATGCATTTAAACGAATCTACAGGAGGTTGACAGGAATATGACATTAGCAGATGTAAGAGACTATATAGCTTCCCTTGAATTGGCTGAACACGTATACATGGGGAAACTTCCGGATAAGGAAGATAAATCCATTGGAGTATACAACAGCAAGCATCAGTATCCCCAGCACATAGCACTCGGAGGCCCCGCTCAGGAAGGATACGGACAGAAATATGTAACTTTGCTGATACATTGGAACAAATCTCCAAGGGATACCGAAAAAACAGCTACAGAGCTGTTTGAAGTGCTCAGACGGGCAAGGGATATAACGATTAATGATGAAACCATTAAATTTATACAGCCACTTTATGAAATCCAGGATGTTGGAACGAACGATTCCGGAATTTGTGAAATGGTAATAGAGGCGGCTGTTATCTATGAGAAGAAAGGAAAACAGAATGAAACGCAAAGCTTTACAGATGAATTTACAGAAATTCGCAGGAAAAACAAATGTATTTCCGGTTCTTGATAACAAGTTCAAAGTTGGAAAGACAAAGGAATCAGCAACAACCATTGCAGATATGGAGACATTTTCCGTAGAGTTTTCTAATGGTGTGGAAACCTGGACACCTATGGACCAGGAAGGCTGGCAGAGAGCTCTGATGACTGCAAAGGCGGTTACTATCACTCTCAGCGGAAAGAGAAACATTGGAGACACAGGAAATGACTACATTGCAGGAAAACAGTTCAGTAACGGACATGATGCAGAAGGATATTTTGAATGGGAGTTCCCGGATGGAACAACCGTATCCTGGGATGCCGCTGTATTTGATGTTAAGAACTGTGGTGGTGGAGATTCCACAAATGTAGCTGCATTAGAGTTTGATGCAATCAGCAATGGCAAGCCTACTGTAACACCCGCTGTATAAGGAGAAGAATAATGGCGAAAAAAGTAAATATTACAGAAAAACTGGAACTGGATGGCAATCCATCCCTGATTATTGGCAAAGAGGAGTTAGAAGTAAACGCAGATGCGGCAACCATGTTAAAAATCATGGGAAAATATTCAGAATTTACTTCAGAAAATGCTACAGCAAAAGACATTCTGGATTTGTACAATTTAATGCTCCCGGAGGAGAGTCGGGAAAAGATTGAAAAAATGAAACTCAGCTTTAATGATCTGACGATAATTGTCATGGAAGCCCAGAAACTTATTGTAGGAGAGGAAGAAACTGCGGGGGAAGCTCTGACCCATACTATGACCTGATTGAAGATTATGACCTGATCGTATCTTCCTTCCAGTCACAGTATGGGCTGAGACTGTCGAGAGAAATACACAAAATGTCATGGACAGAGTTTAAACAGATGCTTGTGGGAATTGACAATAAAACAGCGCTTGGAAGGATTATCGCAATACGTGCAGAGGATGATAAAGAAGTTCTGAAGACTTTTACAAAGGAACAGCATCGGATCAGAAATGAATGGAAAGAAAAACATGCAAAGGTAGTGGCTGAATCCATATCAAAACAGGAAATGGATACCGCTATGGATGGATTTAAAAATGCCTTTTTACGAATGGCTGGATTAGGAGGTGACTGAAACTACATATGGCAACAAGTATAGGACAGATTGCACTTGATCTTGTAGTAAACCAGAACCAGTTCCAGCAGCAGATGAACGGCATTACCAAACTGGCAAAAAAAGCAGGTGTTGCACTGGTAGCAGTTTTCGGAACCAAGAAATTAATTGACTTTGGTAAACAGTGCCTGGAATTAGGTTCTGATTTGGCAGAGGTCCAGAACGTAGTAGATGTGACGTTTCCTCATATGACTGTAAAGGTCGATGAATTTGCAAAGTCGGCAGCACAGAGCTTCGGTCTCTCGGAGACTATGGCGAAACAGTATACTGGTACATTTGGAGCCATGGCAAAAGCTTTTGGATTTACAGAACAGCAGGCTTACGATATGGGTTCCACTCTGACCGGATTAGCCGGAGATGTAGCTTCATTTTATAATCTGAGTCAGGACGAAGCTTACACAAAGCTTAAATCTGTATTTACAGGTGAGACAGAGTCTTTAAAGGATCTGGGCGTTGTAATGACTCAGACAGCCCTTGACAGTTATGCGTTGGCAAACGGATTCGGCAAAACCACTTCGCAGATGACAGAAGCCGAGAAAGTAGCTTTACGGTATTCATTTGTGCAAAAGCAACTGTCAGCAGCTTCCGGGGATTTCGCAAGGACATCTGGAAGCTGGGCAAATCAGGTCCGCATCCTGAAGCTACAGTTTGATTCTCTAAAAGCAACGATTGGACAGGGACTGATCAATTTATTTACGCCCATCATCAAAGCAGTAAATACTCTGATTGGGAAATTAGCAACTCTGGCAAATGCATTCAAAAGCTTTACGGAGCTGATAACAGGCAATAAATCATCCGGAACAAGCCAGATCGCATCAACAGGCGCAGCGGCAGCTGATGCGGGAGCTGGTATGGAAGATGCCTCCCAGTCTGCCGACAACATGGCAGATTCTACGAAGAAAGCCGGAAATGCTGCGAAAAAAGCAGCAAAAGAGATGCGCTCTCTGATGGGATTTGACCAGATCCAAAAGCTGGACAGTCCATCTGATACAGAATCTGATTCGGATTCGGGCACAGCAGGTGGCACAGGAAATCCCGGAGTCAATCTGGGAGATGCTGTTGATTTTGGAAAACTGGCAGAAGGAGATACAACTATTGATAAAACCAATAAAAGCCTGGATAAACTTCTGAAACGCTGTAAAGAACTGGCTAATATCTTCAAAAAAGGATTCCGGATTGGTTTCGGGGATTCCCAGAAGAAAATAAAGTCCATCAATGACAGTATCAAAAATATAGGAAAAACACTCAAGGAAATATTTACAGATCCGGCTGTCGTCGAGTCAGCGAATCATCTCTTAGACTCTTTGGCATTATGCTTTGGGAAAATGGTTGGTTCCTTTGCAAGAATAGGATTGACCATAGCCGACAATCTGATTGACGGATTTGATAAATATCTCACAGGAAGCAAGGATTACATTAAGGAAAAACTGGCATCTATTTTCGATATCAGAGCAGAAATTGCAGATTTAGAAGGTGATTTCTATGTTGTTCTGGCTGACATCTTCGATGTATTTTCCGGGGAAACAGCCAAAAGCATTACAGGACATATTATAGGAATTTTTGCCGATGGAGTTCTTGGAGCTTGCGAAGTACTCTTGAAATTTACAAGAGATATAGAACAGATTTTTATCTTGCCTGTTACCCAGAATGTAGACAAGATAAAAACAGCAATCGAAAATACACTGGTTCCGATTGAAATAGTTCTGAATACCCTGCACCAGGCGGTTGTAGATACATTTGAAAAGATATCTGAAACGTACGATCAATATGTAAAACCTTTCATGGATTCTCTTGCGCAGGGAATTTCAGATATCGTAGGTACCTTCCTTGATGCATACAATACATACATTGTTCCTGTCCTGGATTATCTGGCGGATAAGTTCAGCACAGTGTGGGCAGAACATATACAACCCGCACTCAACGGAGTCATCGAACTGATTGGCAAGATCTTTGAGAATTTACAGGCATTATGGGAAACACTCCTGGTACCTGTGATCAACTGGATCATTGCAACTATTTTACCTATTTTAGGACCGATTATTGCTAACATCGGAGATCAGATTTTCGATCTGCTGGCTGTTGCAGGTGATGTGATCAAGGGAATCACGGATATTCTGGGAGGATTCATTGATTTTTGCACGGGTGCTTTTACTGGAGATTTTGATAAATGCTGGCAGGGAATTGAAGAAATCATAGAGGGATTCAAGACTATTGCTGAATCAATCTTTAAATATGTGAAAGAACATATTTTTCAGCCATTTATTGATTTTATAAAAGGAGTCTTTGAAGGATCCTGGGCGGGAAGTTTTAAAACGCTAAAAACAATACTGAACACATTTGGGAAATCTGTAAGCCGGATCTGGTCGGATATAAAACAGATATTTAACGGAATCATTGATTTTGTTACGGGTGTTTTTACAGGAAACTGGACACAGGCATGGGAAGGTATCAAAAACATATTTGGTGGAATATTTGATGGATTAATAACTTTGGCCAAGACACCGCTGAATGTAGTTATTGACATTATCAACAGCCTGATGGAAAAACTTAACTCTGGTTTATCGGCAATAGAGAACGCATTTTCATTCAGTTATGATTTCAAGAATCCTTTTACAGGTACCCGGCATTATGGACATTATGGTCTGTCTCTTCCCAGAGTGCCGACCATACCTCCTCTTGCAGAAGGTGGATTTGTGAAGAAGAACACTCCACAGCTGGCAATGATTGGTGATAACCTTCATCAGGGCGAAATAGTCTCACCGGAGAATAAATTGCGCGAGATGGCGATTGAAGCAGCCAGAGCCGCATCCGGAAATGGGATTACTAGGGATGAGTTCGAAAGAATCATCAATAATGCGGTTATGCGTATTGTTGCAGCCCTGTCAGAAATGGGATTTTATCTTGATAGTACACAGATTGCAAAAGCAAGCAAGACGGCACAGGAAATTATTGATATCAGATACAACACAGTAGGAGTAGGCTGATGGCAAGAAGAATTTTATGGTCAGGGAGTGTAACGCTCCCTGCTCCAACAAGCATTACAGTAAATGACGAGATAATATGGACTTCTGACACAGGCAGAACATTAGCAGGATATATGGTAGGTGATCCTGTAGCAGAAAAGAAAACAGTATCAATTAAATGGGGAATACTTACGGAAGCGCAGATGGCAGTTATAAAAAGTACATTGGTTCCTGGGTATTTCCCATTTTCGTTCCGTGATGACGGAATCGATATTACGATACAGTCATACAGGGGAACATTGTCAAAAGAACAGATTGGATGGCTGAGTGATGGAATATTTTATTACAAAAGCGCATCGGTTGATATAGTGCAGAGGTAACAAAATGATCAATACATCAAATGCATATAAAAATACAATCAAAGAAAACAGAGTAATTCATAATCAGGTAAGAATTACTTTTACGGATGGCAGTATAAAAACAGCAGCAGATACAGAACTCTTGCAGTTTGGAATTACAGATGAGACATCAAATAACAGCAGCTTTGATATTGGTTCAGCTATTGCAAAACAGATTACTGTTAAGATCAACAATACAGACGAAGAATTAACGAAAAAGAATTTTTCCGGAGCTGAGCTAAGTGCAAAAGTTGGTCTGGAAGTGAATGGAACAGTGGAGTGGTTGGATAAGGGGACATTTTACGCAGAACCTGGAAAAGATACAGGTGATACCGTGACAGTATCAGCCTTTGACAAAATGCTGTCTTTTGACCAGCCATATACCAAAAGCAAACTGGCATATCCAGTTACGCTAAGAGAAATCTTACAGGATGCATGTACTTGTTGCGATGTCTCACTGGCTGCGGATACAGCAACCTTTGATAATTCAGATTTGACGGTGGAGAGCAGACCTGACGATTCAGCGTTGACATTCAGACAGATAATCCAATGGGTCGCACAGATTTCTTGCAAATACGCAAGAATCAATAATGATGGACAGCTGACTTTGAAATGGTACGATACATCACTGCTCGGATTGTCGGTATCAGATATGCAGGATAATAACAGAATAGTCAAAATTGATACCATGAAAAGTGGAAGTTCAGTTGAAACAGATGATGTGGTGGTAACAGGAGTCCGTGTTACCGAAGAAAGTGAAACAGAATCTTCCGGAAAGACGGAAACGATTTATCAGTACGGAGCAGACGGATATGTTCTGGAGATTACAGGAAATAAACTGATCCAGAGCGGGAATGGAAGCAAAATAGCAGAATCTGTCGGGAAAAAACTTACAGGGCTTCAGTTCAGACCTTTAAATGTGATTTGCCAAAGTGATCCATCCACAGAGGCTGGTGATATAGGACTTGTAATAGACAGAAAGAATAATATGTATCGCACTATTATTACTGGAGTTCAGTACAATGGTGGTGGTACACAGACAATTACCAGTAGTGCAGAATCTCCTGAAAGATTATCTTCTACGCGATACAGTGAAGCAACGAAACTGTATAAACAGTTTAGAAATGGCTTGTCAAAAAACAAAACCGAATGGGAAAAAGCCATGGAGCAGCTGACAAAAGCCATGAAAGAACAGGTGGGTCTTTATCCGGTTATAAAAACACTGGAGGATGGAAGCAAAATATACTATCTGTGTGACCATCCGACGCTGGAGGAATCAAAAGTTGTATTTGAACTTAATGGAAAAGGATGGGCAGTAAGCACAGATGGCGGTAATACATGGAATGCAGGTCTTCTCGTAGATGGCACCATGATTACGAAAATTCTGAACAGCATCGGAATTAATGCGGACTGGATCAACACGGGAGCTCTTGTTGTAAAAGACACAAATGGAGATACTCTTTTCCGGGCGGATATTGATACCGGACAGGTCTATATTAATGCGACAACACTTAAAATCACCGGAAAAGATGTTGAAGAAATCGCACAGGATTCTGCAAAAAAATATGTCACTACAGTAGTTGATGATATTGCAAAAGACATTAATACTCAATATTTTGGGGCATATGATCCAGATCTGACAAACCTTCCGGCAAAAGAATGGACAGATATAGAAACAAAAGACAAGCATGTAAACGACCTTTTTTATAATACCGACACAAAGAAACTTTTTCGTTTTATTAAAGACGGAGAAAATTATACCTGGGAAGATTTTCAGGATCCAGAGATACAGAAAGCCCTGGAAGATGCAGCTACTGCTAAGGATACAGCAGACGGTAAAAGAAGAGTCTTTATCAATACCCCCATCCCACCATATGACGAAGGTGACATGTGGGTAACGTCCATGGAAGACGGGAAAGGAAAGGTCAAAATCTGTAAGACTGCACGTGAAAGCGGAACATTCGTTTCGACAGACTGGATTTTCCCGGGATATGTAGACAGTAACGATGTGCAGGATGCTATTGACAATTACGATAATAGTCTTGGACAGCCAGAAATATTCAATAAGCTGACCAACAATGGGAAAAATAAAGGTATTTATATTCAGGACGGTGAACTGTATATAAATGCAAGCTATATCCTGTCTGGCGTTTTAGCAGGAAAACTGATCAATGGTAAAGGACTGAATGTCACAGACAAAGATGGACAGGTTACATTGAAAATTGATGATGATGGGAATGTCTATATTAAAGCAACCGAATTTTCTCTGGAAGGAAAAAATATCAGTGATGTTGTGGCGGCAGAATCTGGTAAATTCAGGACTTTGAATGTGATCTTATCGAATGAATATCAGGGAATCCCAACAGATGAAGATGGGGATTATACTTCTTTTCCATCATGCAGCACTACTGTAAAGGTTCTCTATGGCTCAGAAGATGTTACAAAAACATCTATTATTCAATGGAGCACATCAAGTGGGGTGTATGGTAGTTCTTCCGGGGAAACGTATACAGTTACCGGGTTAAGAGCAGATACAGGTACCGTAAAAGTTACTGTGACAAGAGGAAGCCTGACAGCCGAAAAGATATTTGCCATTGCAAAGCAGAAGCAAGGAATCCAAGGAATACAGGGACAGACTGGTGCCACTGGTGCTACGGGCGCTACAGGTGCAACCGGTGCTACAGGAAATGGCATTTCCTCTGTCACAACCTATTATCTCGCAACTTCCGAATCCAATTATGTATATACATATACAAGTGGATGGACAACTTCAGTACAAAGCCCAACAACAAGTGAGCCGTATCTGTGGTCATATCAGACAACTTACTACACAAACGGTACTTCCAGCAGCACAACGCCGCATATCATTGGCGTGCGTGGTTCCAACGGAGAAGATGGTAAAGATGCAGGTGACCTGACACAGGAACAGATATTTAACATTCTGACAAATAATGGACAGACACAGGGGATTTATTTACAGAATGGAAAAGTATATATAAATGGATCATACATAAAATCTGACAGCATTACGGCGAGCAAGCTGAGCATTACTGATTTATATGCTATTGGAGCGAAGCTTGGTGGATGGACTGTTAATAGCACATATCTGCAATCAAGCAATGGTGCAATTAAACTATACGCATCTGGAAAGATTCAGATAGGAAATGCTACTTTAACATCAGAATCAAACGCTTTAGTAATACGAAAAGGACTAAAGATATATTGCGGGACAAGTAGTATTTCGGATGGAACAGACAGGATTCAGTTCTTTAATCTGCAACATGTAAGTTCTGGTGGACATATGGTATTTGCTTCCGATGGTTCAAGTGTGGCCTATTTGTCAAGTTCTTCAAAAAGATACAAAGATCATGTATCGAATATGACTATTGAGGAAGCAGAAAAGATTCTAAGTATACCTGTTGTATGGTTCAAGTATAAAGAAGGCTATCTGGATCCTGCTGACTGGCTTAGTGGCAAAAAAATACCTGGATTCTATGCCGAAGATATTTACGATATTTTCCCGGAAGCAACACAGTTGAACGAAGCAGGAGAACCGGAAGACTGGAATTTCCGTGTAATGATTCCGGCAATGATGAAAGTTATTCAGAACCAGAATGAAAAAATTAATACATTGGAAGATACAGTGAACGCACTGAACGAAAGACTGAGCAAATTAGAGGAACAATTGGAGGGTAAACATGAGTAACATAGTAACGGCAGTATTCCAGGACGATGAGCAGTATTGTCGGATTCGAAATGTATGGCAGTACGATTACGGACAAGTCCTCAGAATACAGGGACTCACCCTGCCGCCAGCGGTGGAGATACATTTCTCACTGACAGACACAGGTGGGGAGTCAATAACTAGGGTTGGCGTCACAAAGGACAACGTCACAGATGTAATTATTCCAGATTCGTTGTTGGAAAACGAAGAAAGCGATCAGAATTATAACATTTATGCGTTTGTTTTTTTGACAGACACAAATTCCGGAAACACCGAGTACCGCATCAAGATTCCGGTTAAAGCACGTCCAAAGCCAGAAGCTATCGGTGGTACCGGAGAAACAACATTGGAAAATATCATGTCGGCGGTCAATCAGATTGCAGACGGGAAAGCAGACAATCTGGATTATAAGAATAGTGTCCTCAGGCTGCTGTCCGGGGAAACAGAATTGTCCAGAGTAATCATCAGGGGCGGTTCTGGCGGCGGAGCAGACGCAAGAGAGATCGAACTGCAGAAATCAGCAACGGCAATCCAATGGCGCTATACAGGAGACGAAACGTGGAATGATCTTGTTGCTCTGGCAGAGATTACAGGAGCGCAAGGTGAACAGGGTATCCCAGGTCCTAAGGGCGAGCCTGGAGTGACAGGTGCTCAGGGAATTCAGGGAATCCAAGGACCAGCGGGTCCGGCTGGCCCACAAGGCGAACCGGGTCCTAAAGGAGAACAGGGTGAGAAAGGTGAACAGGGAATTCAAGGGTTACAAGGCCCCACCGGACCTCAAGGCGAACCCGGTATACAAGGCGAGAAGGGAGAAGCCGGCGCTCAGGGCGAACAGGGTCCAGCGGGCGAACCCGGCAAAGACGGTCGCGGAATCACATCTGTAACGATTAAAACAGACGGACATTTGCAGATTGACTACAGCGACGGCACAGAGGTTGACGTCGGAAAGGTAACCGGAAATGACGGTCTGGACGGCACGTCTGGTGTACCTGTCCGAATAGAGAAGACATCTTCGGATACAACCGCCGAACTCGACCCAAACAAGCTGTACATTTTTCCAGAAATGTCAAGTCTCACATACACCCTTGCAACACCATCAGAAACGAGCATAGCTAGCGAATATCACTTCATTTTTCAAAGTGGTGCTACAGCGACAGAGCTTGTACATCCTGCGAATGTGTCAGTTCCTGACGGATTTGCAGTCGAAAAAAATAAAGTGTACGAAATTAGCATCCTCGAAGGATGTCTGGCGTACCAGAGTTGGGCGGTGAGTTGATGGAGAGAAGAAGAACTTTAGAAAGTGAGGGAGAAAGTATGAAGGAATGGAAATTATTAAAGACACTAACATCTAGCGATGTTAGTTCAAATAATGACGTTCACATAACTACTGATAATTATGGAAATCAATTTTCTGTGGATGAAATATACGCGAGAATAAAGACATGTGAAAGAAACGTCGCCACTTATAATGACATTAGCATTAATAAAAAAACAATTGGCGAAATACGTGGCAATTATCCTGCGGAACTTTTTATAAAAAATATAAGTGGATTTTGGAGATGTTTTTATATTCCTTATGGTGATACATATGGGCAGGGCACGTTAACTTCATGGGGAGCGTTTCATCCTGGTTACATAAAGACAAAAGAAGAGATACCTGCAATTACCGAAATCGGTATTGGCTGGGTTAAAAATATTGAAGCAGAAATATACGGGAGGTAATTGACATGAGACACAAATTAACACAAAATCTTGTCAGTCAGTCAGTCAGTCAGTCAGTCAGTCAGTCAGTCAGTCAGTCAGTCAGTCAGGATGATTGTAGATTAACTGATTCGCTCCTGTCAAGTAAGGCGGTGTCACTATGAGCCGCAGAAGAACGATGCTTATGAATGGACAGGAGGTAGAAGAAATGAAGAAATGGGAAACGATAATTGATTATACAACAACGGAAGATACTTATGAATTTTACTGCGATACAGATGTAAATGGTGAACCATTTAAATTAAAAGAATGCATAGTCTTTTTAAAAAACACACCTTGCGAGGACAACAAAGATAATGAAGTTCTAATTAAAATAAATTTTGCCAAAAGCAATGCGTGGGGTAAAAGTGTGGGCATACTTTCGAAATCTGCTAAAAATACAGACAAATATCGAAAAGCATGTATGAGATTTGAGCAGATTAATGGAAAGATCTTTATGGCTAGTTCTTTTCTGTCATTTAATGCAGCATCTGTTTGCGATACGATGATGGTAAACAATGGTACTTATGGTGCTTTTGACCTAGATGATAATTTTGATGTTAAAAATTCAACAGAATACATAGAAAGCATATGCATAGGAAGCTACATAAAAGTCATCGGAAAAGGAACACATTTAAAAGTTATAGGAGTGCGAGCCTGAAGGAGAGGTTGACGATATGAATGACAATGATACAATGCTGACAGCACAGCTTAAGGCGTATGTTGCTTACAAGTGCGGTCACGGAAAAAGATAAAAATCCATACTTCGGATTAACGAGGAGGTGGTGAAATGTATGCAAAATTACAAAATGGAATATTGCACAGTGCACCGAAAACAGTGACATGGAACAAATGTACGGTAAATAACCCGTCCGTTGATAAGCTGGTAGAATTAGGTTATAAACCTGTGGTCTACACAGACATGCCAACAGATGCAGAAACTGGCAAACACTACGAATCCAGTTGGACGGAAACAGAAGCCGAGATTACACAGATGTGGAATCTTGCAGATGATCCTGTATATCCAGAACCACCAGAGACGGCAGAGGAACGACTGGATAAGGTAGAGAAGCGCACAGACACACTTGAAACAACATCAGACGATATCATTTTGATGTTAGCAGATTTTATAGGAGGAGAAGAATGAAAACAATTAGTGGAATCAAATTAAAAATCATGGTAAGAGCGTTTAAAATTCGCATTAAGAACGGAGAATCATTTGAAGATATTGCAGCAGACTATCCAGTGTTAACAACAGATGATTTGGAAGCAATCCGTAAAGCATTAAACTTGGAATAGGAAAGAAAATATGAAAAGAACCAGAGCAGAGCCGAGAAGCTCTTTTTATTTTACCAAAATTGTGCCGGCGCAAACCGGAGAAAGAGTGAAACAGTGAAAGAAATACTCATGCAGACATATACTATTGTATTACCGGTTCTTTTAGGGTATATCGTCTGGATCTTGAAAAATCAGAAGAAAGACCGGGATGCAAATAGTAAGGGGACTATGCTCCTGCTCCGCGTGCAGATGATAGAGTATCATGCAAAGTATACAAAGTTCGGAAACATTCCATCGTATGCGTACCAGAACTTCTGCGAAATGTACGACGCCTATCATGCGCTGGGCGGAAATGGTATGGTGACCAAAATGAAGCAGGAAATTGATGAATTACATATCAAACAAAAAGGAGAATGACTATGGAACAGATCATTAACTATGTAAAACCGGAACTCATCGTAGTAGCAATTGCCTTATATTTTGTAGGAATGGCGCTCAAACAGGCACAGGCAGTAAAAGATA